CGCCTCGAAGAAGAGGCTCGCGGCAAGACAATTGCCCGCTTCCACAAGGAACACTTAGAGGGGACTTTAGGGGAGACCTTTAGTGAAACCTTTATGGGTTCACACCTCCTGAAACAATATTTCATTCCCTACGAAAAGGGTATCTCAGAGTGGCTCTCTAAGGCCAACTCAGGAAGGGCTGGAGCCCGGAACCTGTCTGCGAAGCTGCTGGATGGGATCGACACACCGACGATCACCTTCCTGATGCTCAAGGCGATCCTGAACAAGGTCTGCGTCTATTTCGAGAACAAGCCGTGCTCGCTCACCAGCCTTTGTCTCTATGGCGCCAGCCTCATCCACGACGAGATGCGCCTCAGGGAGTTCGACGAGCTACACGCTAAGCTCTCCAAGCGCATCCACGAGGACTTCAATCAGCGTGAGCTTCCCCGCTACAAGCGTGAGGAGTACATGCAAAGGGAGTTCGCCAAGCAGAACATGGACTGGGCTGTCTGGACGAAGTCGGACATGCTCCACGTCGGCATGGCCCTCCTGGACATCTTCCGTGAAGTCACGGGTGACATCGAAGTGGCCACCACCGGGTCGGGACAGGCGAAGATGGACATTGTCCGTCCGTCGCTGGGTCTCATCCAGGCCGTCGAGATGACCGCAGATCACTGCGAGGCTCTCTTTACGACCTACTTCCCCATGGTGATCCCTCCGGTTCCCTGGTCGCTCGATACGCTCGACCGGGGCGGTTACCTGACGCACAACGTGTCTCCCTATCCGCTCGTCAAGAACAGCAAGAAGGCGTACCGCGAAGTGCTCCGCAAGGCTGTCCGCGATGGGACCGTGAGCCGGGTGCTGGCTGGTGTCAACGCCCTCCAGGAGACCGCCTGGAAGGTCAACGAGCGTGTCCTCGACGTCATGGAGTGGGTCTATGAGCGCAACATCAAGTGCGGCAAGCTGCCCCTGGCTGAAGACATAGAGCCCGATCCACCGCCGATGTCCCTTGAGGGCCTCGACCGGGATGACCCGAGGGTGAAGGAGTACCGGGCGCATTGCTTCAAGATCCACGAACACAACCGCCGCATCGTCGGCAAGCGCGTGATGGCCTCCAGGTCATTCTCCATAGCTCGCAAGATGGCCAAGTATGGCGCCATCTACTTTCCTCACGATCTCGACAGCCGAGGCAGGGCATACCCCAGGACCTCGGCCCTTCACCCGCAAGGACCGGACTATGTCAAAGGCCTCCTTCAGTTTGCGAAAGGCAAACGTCTCGGCACAGAAGGCCGCTACTGGCTGGGTGTGCACGGAGCTAATTGTTATGGGGAAGACAAGCTACCTCTGGACGAACGCTTCGCATGGGCTGTCAATCATCTCGACCTCGCCCGACGTGTGGCCCAAGACCCCCGGAAAAATGCTTCCGAATGGACGAAAGCAGATAACCCTGCTCAATTCCTTGCTTGGTGCTACGATTGGGCCGAAGCCCACGCGACCGACCGCCCCGAGGATCATATAAGCCACCTCCATGTGGACCTCGACGCAACCTGCTCGGGCCTCCAGCACTTCTCGGCAATGCTCCGCGATGCGGTGGGCGGCTTCCACGTCAACATGACGCCCAACAAGGTGCGCCAGGACGTCTACGGCGCCGTCGCCACGGAAGCCCTGAAACTCATCGAGATGGACGCCAAGAGCCGCTCGGACACCGCCCAGGTGGCCCAGGCGTGGCAAAGCTTCGGGGTCTCCAGGAGCATCGCCAAGCGGCCCGTCATGGTGAAGCCCTACGCTGGCACCCGTCAGTCCTGCACCACCTACGTGGCCGACAGCGTCAACGAGATGCTCGACGACGGACACCCGATGCCCTGGCCCAAGAAGGAGCTTTGGGACTTCAAGGTGTACGGCTCGGGCAAGATCTGGGAGGCGATCCCCAAGGTCGTGGTGGCCGCTGATGGCGCCATGAAGTGGCTCTCGACGATCTCCCGGCTGGTCGGCAAGTCTCAGCCCGAGATCAAGCGGATCGAGTGGACAACCCCGCTCGGCTTCCCGGTCCACCAGTACAAGTTCGACGTGGTCTCCCGCAGGGTCAAGACCAAATTCGACGGGGCGATCATCAAGCCCCGCCTGACGGAGGATGGCGACAACCTGGATGCCCGAAAGATGGCCTCCTCGGTGGCCCCTTCGTTCGTCCACAGCCTCGACGCATGTCACCTCCAGGCCACCATAGCGGCGGCTCGGGAAGAGGGCATGACGGATTTCGCGGCTGTTCATGACAGCTTCGGGGTTCACGCCTGTGACATCCCCAAGTTCACCCGGATCATCCGCGAGCAATTCGTGAAGATGTATTCCGAGCACGATGTGCTGAGCGAGTTCCTTGAGAGCGCTCTGCCGCTGATCGCTGAGGAGTTCCGAAAGGATATTCCCCCGGTGCCAGCAAAGGGTTCCCTGGATCTCCAGGGCATCCTTGAGAATGAGTTTTTCTTTAGCTAAACACCTTCGATAACGAAGAGGAAATGAAAAATGATGGACTTTCAAAAAGGCGACCGCGTCGAGCGCACCACCGTGCAGAACGGGCCTGATGTTCCGGTGGGTTCGAAAGGGACGGTCATTGGGAAACAGTACGGCCTGACCGTTGTCGCTTGGGACGGGGGGCCGCGCCACAATCGCAACATGCCCCGCCACCTCAAGAAGATTGCCGACGCGCCGCGCATCAAGGTCGGTGACCGCGTCGTCTTCCGGAACTACAAGTTCGGCAGGGATTGCTGCGGCACCGTCTCCCGGATCAACGGCCAATGTGTGTGGGCCGAAAACTGGTCTGTCGGCAGCCGCAAAGGCTTCCTTATGATGGAAGACCTCGAAGTGATCGAAGAGCCGAAGCCGTTCGCCAAGCCCCAGGTTGCCCCCAAGCCGAACAACTCCGGTTCCTATATCGTGGCCCTCGAAGACGAGGACGGGCTGCATCCCAACAAGAACCCCAAGGTTCACCACGACAGCGGCGTGGCACTGCTCGAAGCCGAGCGGCTCGCCAAGAAGCACGGCGGCAAGTTCGTCGTCCTGAAGCGTATGGCCCACGCCGAGAGGCCCCCGGTGATCATCCCGGAGACGACACTGGTCGTCTATTGAGATCACACCTTTAACTGAATGCCTTCGATAACGAAGAGGAAACAGAATTGATCAACATCATCATCCGCCTTGCCATCGCCTCGGGGCTCCTGAAGCCGACCACCGACATGATCATCGGCGGCATCGCCAAGTCCATCGACAGCCTCACCAAGGTCTCCGAGAAGCACCAGAAGGTGCACGACAAGGCCGAGGCTGAAGCAGCCGCCGCCGAGACCCGCCGTCTGGACGCGATCCGCAGGGCCAACGAGCGCAAGGAAGCCCAGCACGAGGCTGCCAAGACCAAGGCCGCGAAGGCCCGTGAAGAGTTCACCAAGGCCGAGCGCGTCAAGCAGAAGCTGGCCGACCTGATCTCGTAATTCTCAGGCCCCTGCGGGGGCCACCCTCCCAGAACTCCCCAAGAAAACAAAAGACTACCAAAAGGAAATACCATGAACGCCACTGCTCGCATGAAGTCCATCCGCGCCAACGCCGGTTACGTTGCTTCCTCCGTCCACTACAACCGCCGCAAGTTCGACAAGCAGTACGAAGTCGTCGCCCGTCTCTATGACGCCCAGGTGGACGAACTCGGCCTGAACATTGGCGGCGAGGTGGTCCTCGACGTCCGCGCTGACCGCGAAGACGCTCTGGCCTCCGTGCGGTTCTTCCGTGGCCAGGAAGTCGCTCGATGATCTTCAAGCGCCGCTGCCCCGAATGCGCCGGGTCCTTCTACACGGACACCGAGGCGCCCAGCACCCACTGCCAGTCTTGCACCGGCACCCACGACGACGCGGAGCAGAAGCGCCGCGATGCGTCCCTGATCGAACAGGCGAGCGCCGCACACGTCACTGCGGCTCCCCAGAGTGTTGACCCCCGGGCTGGCTACGACACCTCGAAGCGGCCCCGCAAGCGCAAGGCTGCTCAGGATGCACCGGAAGTATAACCCCCTGATGATCTCAGATCTACTCGACGCTGACTTCGATGATCTTGAAGAAAGCTTCGCCGCTCACTTCGCGGACGATTTCATCACCAACGAAACTGGGAGGCGGGTTCGTCCCGCTCCCCTCTCTGACGACCTCATCGGCACCTCAAGGCGCCACACCTCCACCTACAAAGGCTAACATTGGCCAAGAACGAAACGATCACCCTCCCGAAGGGTATTGCGGTATTCCCCGCGCTCTGCCGACCGGACACCAAGTACCACGACCTCGGCACCTACAAGGCCAACACCCGGGTGCCCCTGGCTGAAGCCGAAGCGACCATCAAGAAGCTTCAGGTTGTCGCCAAGGCGTGGACCGGCAAGGCCTTCCCGAAGGCCAAGAACCCGCTCTGGGAAATGGAGATTGACCGAGAGACCGGCGAAGAGACCGGCTTCGTGATCTTCAAGGCCTCGGTGAAGAACCGACAGGGCAAGGAAGGCAAGCTCTGGGACCGCCGTCCGCTGCTGATCGACAGCAAGAAGAAGAAGCTCCCCGGCGAGACCAACCCCTGGGGCGGCACCGAGTACCGCGTCAAGGCTGAGATCTATTGCTCCGAGTTCGGCGGCAAGAAGTCCGTGTCTCTCCAACCGACCGTCGTCCAGATCATCAACCTCAAGTCCGGCCAGGGCGTCGAGGAAGATCTGTCTGACTTCGACGAGGAAGACGGCTTCGAGGGCTCCACCGACCCGCGTCTGAGCGACGACGACTTCGACGATGACACTGGTGGCGACACCAGCGGCGCGGATGAAGAGTATTGATCCGAACAGCTACCGCTCTGGTTTAGAGCGCAACATGGCCCGTCAGCTTCGGTTGGCGGGTCGTGACTTTCGGTACGAGGCGGTCAAGATCGACTACCTCAAGCCAGCGAAGAAGGCGAAGTATAATCCGGACTTCACCATCACCAAGAGTGATGGCTCGATAATGTATGTCGAGACGAAGGGCCGGTTCCTCACGGAAGATCGCCAGAAGCACCTCTTGATACGACAGCAACACCCCGAGTTGGACATCCGGTTCATCTTCCAGAACGCTCACGCGAAGATCGGAAAAACTTCGAAGACCACGTATGCCAAATGGTGTGACGACAAGGGCTTCAAGTGGGCCGACAAGGGGATCATTCCGAAAGCATGGCTTGATGAATGACGACAGTATGCGGCGCGAGGATGGCTCGTGGGACCTCCACAAGCTGATCCATGCGCTGATCCCAACGCACGAACAGTTCCTCATGTTTGAGGTCGCCAGGATCGCCCCAAGGGGCCTTCAGGACCTCCTCGTGATGCTGTGGCAGCAGCGCTTGGTCTACGACAAGCTCCTCGCTGAGCACCTCAAGCTCAAGCAGGACATCTACGACAACTCCCCGGCGCCGCAACTCATGGCCCAGATGTACTACGAAGGCGAGGCCTACGAGAAACCCTGGGAAATGAAGAAGAGTTATCGGCTCGACTGGAAGCCGAAGATGACCGGCTTCATTGAAATCCCCTCCCAGACCTTCGAGCAGACCCGCGACCGCCATGAGTGTTTCAGGGTGATCGTCGAGCAGATGGTCGAGGCCTTCAAGCGCGAGGCCGAGAGAGCCATCCCCCGAGAAATGCACCGCATCTTCACCCAAGCGAACCCAATTGGATGACACCAACGAGAGGGCAATCCTGACGCATCAGCCCTGCCCATCCTGTGGGTCCACCGATGCGCTCTCTGTCTACCCCGACCACACCTATTGTTTCTCCTGCGAGACCCGTGGGGACGCCGAGGGCTTCGAAGCAGTCGGCACCGGCAGCAAGCTGTCCGAGGACTTCTACCGCCTGGAATACGCAGCGATCCCCGCGAGGAGCATCACTGAGGAAACCGCCCGGTTCTGGTCCTACGGCTTCGCTCAGTACCACGGCAAGAAGACCCACTGCGCCCAGTACCTCGACGACAACCGAACGGTGGTCGCCCAGAAGTTCCGGACCCGCGACAAGCAGTTCCCCTGGATCAACCGCAGGGCCTTCACGGGGCTCTATGGGCAGTGGCTGTGGCGCCGTGGCGGCAAGCAAGTGGTGATCACCGAGGGTGAAATCGACGCCATGTCGGTCTCCCAGGTGCAGAACCACAAGTGGCCCGTCGTGTCCGTCTGCGATGGCGGCGGCAAGAACGCCGTGAACAACATCAAGGAAGCCTACGAGTGGCTCTCGACGTTCGACAAGATCATCCTGTTCTTCGACAACGACGAGAAGGGCAGGGCGTCTGTCGATCTCCTCAAGAAGCTCCTGCCGGTCGGCAAGGTCTACATCGCCTTCACCCCTGAGGGCTACAAGGACCCCAACGACCTCCTGATGGCTGGCAAAGGCAAGGCCATCATCGACGCGATCTGGGAAGCGAAGCAGTGGGTTCCCGCTGGCATCGTGACGGGCTCGAAGATCATCGAGCGGCTCAAGAACCGGCCCCCGGTGACGAGCTATCCGTACCCCGACATCATGCCCGAGTTGAACCGCAAGGTGCTCGGGATACGCCTGGGGGAACTCGATACGTGGACGTCAGGCACCGGCATGGGCAAGACGACCATCATCAAGGCCCTCCAGAACCACTTCTTCCACACCACTGATTTCAATCAGGCCCTCATCCACCTTGAGGAGCCCCTGGAGGATACCGGCGATGACCTCATTGCCTATGAAGTTGGCCGACGTTTCCAGGTGGAGCTTCCCAGCGATGGGGAGACCGCCTTCCGAGATACCCCCGAGTACCTCGCCGCCGCTGAAGCGCTCTTTCTGGCAACAGATGCAGAGGGTCACAGTCGTCTCCAGCTTTATGACGCATTTGGCTCGCTTGAAGACGACAGCCTTTACCAGACCATCCGGTATCTCGCGATGGCCTGCGGGGTCAAAGTCTTCTGGCTCGACCACCTTTCGATCCTGGTCTCAGACGGTAAGGAGGACGATGAACGAAAGCGCATCGACGCCATCATGCACAACCTCAAGAGCCTGACCGTGGAACTCAACATCTACATCGGGCTCATCTCTCACCTCAGGAAACCCCCAGGAAATGGCAAGAGCTTTGAGCAGGGCGCTGTCCCTAGCTTGGACGATCTGCGTGGCTCTGGTGGCATCAAGCAGCTTAGCAATGGCGTCTATGCCATCTCGCGAAATCAGCAAGATCCCAACCCAGTTGCTCGCAATACTTCCACCATCACGGTCCTCAAGTGCCGCAAAACGGGCCGCACTGGAACCGCCGATCATCTGACATTCGAAGACGACACTGGCCGGATTGTCGCCGGGGTTGACCCCAACTCCTTCGACGACTTCGACGACGAGGCACCCTCCGATGTCGGATACTGACCAGATCTTCGAACGTGCCGAGGTCCTCGCATGGGGCGCCACCGAGCACGAAGAACTCATCCCCAACTACATCGCAGCAACCAAAGAAGCCCGGGCCCTAGAGGGTGCCCCGGGATGGAAAGGAAAGCGTGGCATGACCCAGGTCGAAATGATCCTGAACCACATCATGAAGAACGGCTCGATCACCCAGCGTGAGGCCTATATCGATTACGGCATCCAGTCGTTCCATCGGCGCCTCACCGACCTCAAGCAGGAGGGGTTCACCCTGATCGGTCGCCCCAGTCGCCACCCGGTGACCAAGCAGGAATACACCCGCTACTACCTCCCCGAGACGCTCCCGAAGGAGGCCGCATGAGCATCCTAGAGGCGGTCTTCACCGCGCTCGTCTTCGGCCTCGTCTGGTGGGTCCTGGTCCGCTCTCTGCATCCCGACAGGCTGGTTGAGTGAACCCCGACGATCACACGCGAAACGACATCCCAGGCAATATCAGGGTCTCCCGAAAGGGGGACCTTCTTGTTTTGACAACCCGCCTCGCGACCATCCAGGTGCCCATGAAGAGGGCCAAGGAACTCGCCCAGGCTATCCTAGAGGTTTCCCAATGAAGATCGGCATCATCGCCACGCTTCTCGCCGCCACCCTGGCACTCGCCTCCTGCAACGACCCGAACAGCCCTGGTCCCCAGCCCGACGAAGACTGCGAACTGGAGAAGAAGAAGATCAGCATGGTCGAACCCATGCCCAACTTCATCCATCAGGCTGGCGCCGTGGTGGTCGCCCGACCGGCCATCGTCTCCCGCCCTGTGATCACCTCACGCTCGACCAGTCGGTCATCCAGCCGCTCCTGGTCTTCCCGCTCGAAGTCCTCGACGTACCGCAGCAAGCCCTCCGTCAAGGTGCCCTATGCGGCGCCGACCGGCTACCGCTGGGTCTGGGACTGCGACTGATGGATGACCCGACGCGCCCCTGGGGCTTCTTCATGATCCTCCTGACGGTGGCCCTCGCGGCTGCCCTCTGGTTCCACGACACGGCCAAGACGCCGGAAGCCCCGCGTCCCCTCCCGGTGACATCCTACTGCTCCGACGAGGACGGCCACTTCTACCGCTGCGATGACCCCTGGGTCACCCGGGTCTACACCATCTAGCAGCGCTTCTACACCTGGGTTTAACCCATTGAAAACTCTACTATTTGACATCGAGACCAATGGGTTGCTCGACACGATGACCCGTGTGCACTCGCTTGTCATCAAGGACATCGACACCGGGGAAGTCCTCTCGTTCACCGACGAGACCTACCCCGGCAAGTTCTACAAGCCCGTCGCTGACGGCGTCCGCATGCTGATGGAAGCTGAATGCATCATCGGCCACAACGTCATCAAGTTCGACCTTCCGGCGCTCCAGAAGCTCTACCCCTGGTTCCAGTTCGACCGCAAGCGCGTGTTCGATACCCTGGTTGCCGCCCGGGTGATCTGGCCGCAGGTCGTCGATCTGGACATGATGAAGATCAGGGCAGGGAAGACCACCCTGACGCCCAAGCTCGCTGGCAGCCACTCCCTGGAGGCGTGGGGTCACCGCGTGGGCAACTGGAAGGGCGACTTCTCGGCGGTCAAGAAGGCCGAGGGTGAAGCGCTCGGTGTCTCCAAGGAAGAGATCGACAACTGGATTTGGGCCGAGTGGTCCAAAGATATGCAGGATTACTGCGAGCAAGACGTGGAGGTCACGCACCTCCTATTCAATCGGATTGTCTCGAAGAACTATTCCACCCAGTGCCTGACGCTGGAGCATGAAGTTGCGTTCATCATGGCCGAGGTGGAGCGTAACGGCTTCAACTTCGACATGAAAGCCGCCGAGGACCTGTATCGGCAACTCGCTGGCATCCGTGAGGAGATGGCCCAGGAACTGCGGGACATCTACCCGCCCTGGGAGGTCAAGAACGGCCCACCCTTCGTCCCCAAGAGGGACAACGCGAGGCTCGGCTACAAGGCCGGTGTCCCCGTCCAGAAATGGAAAACCCTCGTCTTCAACCCGAACTCCCGGGACCACATCGCGGATCGTCTGATGACGGTCAACGGGTGGAAACCCACGGAGTTCACCGCCACGGGGAAACCCAAGGTGGACGAAGACGTGCTCTCAGCGCTGCCCTATCCCCAGGCGCAGCGTATCGCAGAATACATGACCATCCAGAAGCGGCTTGGTCAGATTGCCGAAGGTGACAATGGCTGGATTGGAAGTGTTCAACGAGACGGTCGAATACATGGTTCGATCAACCCGAATGGAGCGGTCACAGGTCGTGCAACGCATAGCCGACCAAATGTCGCACAGGTTCCGAAAGTTGGGACCGTATATGGCGCCGAATGCCGAGCCCTCTTTTGTGCGACTTCCGGGAAGACCCTCCTTCTTGGTTGTGACGTCTCAGGCCTTGAACTCCGAATGCTCGGTCATTTCATGGCTGAATTTGACGGAGGCGCTTACGCCGACGAAGTCGTTAACGGTGACGTCCACACCCGCAACCAGCTAGCCGCCGGGCTGCCCACCCGAGACAACGCCAAGACCTTCATCTACGCCTTCCTCTACGGGGCTGGCGACGAGAAGATCGGCAGCATCATCGGCAAGGGCAAGAAGGAAGGCGCGGCGGTCAAGAAGAAGTTCTTCGCTGAGGTCCCCGCGCTGAAGGACCTGATCGACAAGATCCAACTGATCGTCGGCAGCTACCGGCGCATCAAGGGTGAACCCACGGGACCGCAGAAGGACCGCTGGCGCTACTACAAGAAGGTCAAGGACCGCTGGTGGCGCAAGGGTGACAAGGTGAGCCCCCTCACGGGTCTCGACGGTCGCCTCCTGCACATCCGCTCGGAACACTCTGCGCTGAACACCTTGCTCCAGTCCGCTGGCGCCATCGTGTGCAAGCAGTGGATCGTCGAGTTCGACCGCCTTCTGACCGAGGCTGGTATCCGGCATCTCGTCCGTATCGTCGCCTGGGTCCATGACGAACTCCAAATGGAGGTCGATCTGTCTCTAATCGTCTTCGATAGCGAAGGCAAAGCAACATCCATCGTCGGTGACATCTGCATCGCAGCCATCGTCGAGGCCGGTCACAAGCTCGGGATCACCGTGCCGCTGTCTGGCGAATACAAAATCGGAAACAACTGGAAGGAAACGCACTGATGTTCGGGTGGCTCCACAAGAACAGCTACGAGCGGATCATAGAACTCAAGGAGAGACGCATCGAGCACCTTGAGATGATCCTGGAGAACAACACGCGAATGTGGAACCGACACCGGGACCAGATCGAGCGTGACTTCAGCATTTACTACAACGCGAACATGGACCTCTGGGTTGATCACAGGAGAACTAAGAATGAAGGCTGAACCAGTCGAACTCGAATACGGTTTCATCGGGATCTCCCGAGGCGACAAGACCATCAACGCCATCATCTGGGGAGGAGGGGACGACTTCTACTTCCTTCCCGTCGATGAAGCGACCGCGACCAAGCTCGAAGCCTGGGATGCCGGTGACCGCTACTTCCGTGACCTCTTTGACATCATGCCGCCGATGACCTCCCGCGAGGACTACCGGCTGCTCTTTGAAGGAACAGTCTATTGATCAAAGCAATCGACCTGCTCGGCAGGGAACTCAGCGTGGGTGACCACGTCGTCTGGGCGGCTGGTGGCCGTCACGGCTGGGGCATTCGCCACGGCTTCATCAAGTCAATCTCCGAGAGCTATGGCCGCGCCGAGGTGAAGACCTCCATCGCCCCTGGCTCGACCGGCGCCGGGAAGACAACCTGGGCCGAGAACGTCTGCAAGGTGGTGCTTCCTTGATCCCATGGTCCCTCATCGTTCCCCGCTTGGGCTACTTCAAGGCCCTCAAGATCTACCAGCGGTGCCCCGAGATCCGGCACCTCATGAACAAGCGCATCGGCGTCGGCCTCTACGACCTCCTGAGGATACTCCCGTGGGTGATCGTCCTGATTATCCCGGCGCTTATCATCTGGCTTGGCGAATGGCTGGAGCGGAAGCTCCGCTGGGTCGGCCCGGGGTTCTCCTGGGAGCACCGGCAGCGGATCATCCTCTACGAAATCCATGAAATCCTGAAGCCCTGGGAAATCCGGGAGAGGATCAAGAAATGACCCCCGAAGATGCACTCCTCCTGTCGCTGGCTCTCGTCGGCGGCTACGCACTCGGCTCGATCATCGCGCTGGTCCTGTTCAGGTACGTGCTCTGGCCGCTCCTGGACCGGATGTTTCCATGAACCCATTCAAGAAATACTGGGGCCACGAGAACCCCTTCGAGGCCCTCTGCCGCATGTGGGTGATCGCCTCGCTGCTGTACTACAAGCACGACATGAGCCCCTGGCCAGACAGCCGATACGACAACGCCTGTGAGACCCTGAAGATGAGCTACCGGAAGCTACCCAAGTGGTTCCGGGAGCGTGTCTCGCTGGGCGACCTACGGGCCGGGACGGGATTTACCCTGTCCGCTACTGCCGAGGAAGAGGAGGTCTGCAAAGGCTTCCTCGACGGCACCTATGAACCCCGAACGTGTTTCTGATGAAACTGCTTATTGATGGCGACATGCTCGTCCATCGTTCGACTGTCGCGGTCGAGAAAGACGTCCGTTTCGACGACGAATTTCACATCCTGTTCTCCGATGAGAAGTCTGCATGGACCGTCCTCGAAGACACCCTCTACGACCTCAAGGAGATCGCCTGTACGTCCGACATCGTGATGGCGTTCAGTGATCCCAAGAGGAACTTCCGCAAGGACATCGTGGGCGACGACTACAAGTCGAACCGCGTCGGTGTCCGGAAGCCCCTCTGCTACTGGGACATCCGCAAGCGCTGCGAGGCCGAGTTCGAAAGCTCGTCCATCCCGACGCTGGAGGCCGACGATGTGATGGGCATCCTGATGACCCAGCATCCCGGCGAGTTCATCCTCTGGTCGCTCGACAAGGACCTCAAGCAGATCCCCGGGCAGCACATCAGGGACGACGAGGTCCTGGAGATCACCGAGGAGGAGGGCGACCGCTTCTTCCTGTATCAGTGCCTCGCTGGCGACAAGACCGATGGCTACTCAGGCGTTCCCGGGTGTGGCGACGTCAAGGCCCGGAAGCTGCTCGACAAGGAGTGCTCCTGGGACACCGTCCTGGCAGCCTACGAGAAGGCCGGTCTGACCATCCACGACGCGCTCTACAACGCCCAAATGGCCCGTATCCTTCGCGTTACGGACTACGACTTCGACAAGCGGAGGCCGATCCTATGGACCCCGTAAACGACAAGTCGGCAATGGACGTCCAGATCGGCGGCGGTCACTACAAGGACATGGCCATCCAGCCCCTTGAGTACATCATGAGGAACGCCATCCCATTCCCCGAGGGCAACGTCATCAAGTACGTGTCCCGCTGGCGGAAGAAGAATGGCCTGGAGGACCTGAAGAAGGCCCGACACATGCTCGACACCATCATCGAGATGGTCGAAAGCGGCGCCTACAAGTGAGCGGAGAGGGGTCCTTAGGGGCCCCTTTTTGCGTTTACCTTCGCTTCCGAAGTGAAAGGTGCCCATACTGCACATACGATTTTCGAAAGGTTCCAAATGATCCTCTCAGACACACAACCCGACTATGAGGAAGAGTTTCCGAGAGTTGGCAAAGACCTCATCGAGTTTCTCGAAAGACGCTTCCCCATCACCGGGTTCAAGAACGTCCAGAGCTACGAGGACATGAGGTGCTACCAGGGTGCCCACGAGGTGATCGACCTCATCCGGGACCTGCATCTACGACAGATTGGAGAGCGCGATGTGCTTCTCAGCGGATACCCCGGAGGCACCTCCACCGGCGCCCCCACCGGAGACCCAGACACAGGCAGCGCCTGAGCGTCCCAAGGAAAACCAGGACAACCCGAATGCTCTAACACTGGGCACTCGCAAGTATCAGACGAAACCGAAGAAGACCAAGGTTCCGTCCCAAGTTTCCCTGAGGATGTGACGCCATGTGCATGAACAGCGGGTCCGATCAGGGCTCAGGTGGGACCACAACCGTGACCACCACAGACAAGAATTTCGACAAGGGCGGCGGTAAGGGAGGCAACAACGCCTCGGCCAAGCCAGCCCCCGTCCAGGCCAATCAGAAGACCGTAGCCTCGACCCCTGGAAGTTCCCAGATCGGCGGCTACACCAGCGACAGAGGAAACCACGACCCGTTCGACGGCGGTGGTGACCGGCGCGGCAGCGACCCCTACGTCATCGACCGAACCCCCGACAAAGACAAGGGCGGCAAGGGTGGTGGTAAAGGCGGTGGCGGCAAGGGCGGCGGTGGCGGTGGCAAAGATCCCACAAAGCCTGACAAGGGTGGCGGCGGTGGCGGTGGTGGAAAGACCATCGAGAAGAAGTTCACCAGCATCTCCAATGTCTTCGACAACCGTCGTGCCACGTACAACATCCGAGGCAAGGGCGGCGGGGCATCTGGTGCTGACACCTTCGCATCAGGCTCAACGAACCTGACGGGCGAAAGCCCCCGCAAGAACAACCTCACGCTCTCCTCCAGACTGAAGGGCGCATCCCTGAGACCCTCCATAGTCTCCTAGTGTTTTCCGAATGATCCCCATTGAGCAAACCCCTCGAACCCATTGAGGTTCAGGAGGACGTTGCTGCGCTGTACTCGCGACTTGAGACAGACCGCCAGCCCTTCCTGGATCGCGCTCGGGAGAACGCCCAGTTGACGATCCCGGCGCTTATGCCGCCCGAGGGTCACTCTGGGTCTTCCAAGCTTTACGTCCCCTGGCAGTCTATCGGCTCCCATGGGGTCAACACCCTATCGACCAAGCTGGTCAATACGGTCATCCCTCCGAACACCCCGATGTTCCGCTATTCGGTCCCCGACAAGGTCGTCGAGGAACTGGACAACATCAATGCCCGGTCGGGCGTCGAGAAGAAGCTCAACGAGATCGAGCGAGCCGTCCAGGACGAGATCGAGGGCATGGGCATCCGTGGCGCTGTCACCGAAGCCCTGCGTCACCTCATCGTGGCCGGAAACGTCCTCCTGGTGTTGCCCAAGACGGGTAACCTGAAGATGTTCAAGCTCGACCGCTATGTGGTCCAGCGCGACTACGCAGGGAACATCCTGAGGGTCATCGTCAAGGAGACCGTGGACAAATCGGTCCTCCCGAAGGACGTCCTCGACCTGATCTATGTAGAAGGCGAGCTTCCGTCCGACGACGTCGCCAAGCAGGAGAAGTCGGTAGACCTCTACACCGTTTACGTCCGCAAGGGCGACCGCATCGAGAGCTTCCAGTCCATCAAGGGCAAGCGGCTTCCGAAGTCGGCTGGCTCCTGGCGCGTCGATAAGGCGCCAATCATGGTGCTCCGCTGGACCTACGTGTCCGACGAAGACTATGGCCGAGCCTACGTGGACGAATACATCGGTGACCTCAAGGGTGCCGAGGCCCTATCCAAGGCCCTCCGTGAAGGAGCCGCCGCAGCCTCGAAGATCAACCCACTGGTCAACCCTGCCGGTCTCACCCGTGCCTCCGACATTGCCAAGGCGAAGAACCTCCAGGTGATCTCAGGTCGCAAGGAAGACGTCACCATGCTCCAGTTTGAGAAGCAAGCCGACATGGCTTTCGTCTCGAATGTCCTGGACGGCATCGTGCGTCGTCTCCAGCAGGCCTTCATGATGAACGCTTCGGCGCAGCGTGACGGCGAGCGTGTGACCGCAGAGGAAATCCGCAGCATCATCGCGGACATCGACACCGTCCTTGGCGGCATCTATTCGCTCCTCGCGCAAGACCTCCAGCTACCCCTGGTGCGCCGCGTGATGGACCGCATGGTCAGCGAGAAGAAGATCCCCGACATCGAAAAGCTGAAGGGTCAGGACGGCAAGCCCGTTGCGACCCCGAAGATTATCACAGGTGTCGAGGCTATCGGTCGCGGCCAGGACTACAATCGCTACACCACCTTCATGAAGGACATAGTGGCACCCCTAGGGGACGCCGCGTTTGCCGAATTGAACGTGAGCGATCTCCTGCGCCGAGCAGCCGTGTCTCTCAGCATCGATATCGACGGTCTCCTCAAGTCCGACGAGGACAAGGCAGCCCAGCAGCAGCAAGCCCAGGCAGAAATGCAGGGGGCTCAACAGCAGCAGCTTATGGCTGACATCTTGAAGGGCGCGACCCCCGCAATCGCCAAAGCTGGCGCGGAGGGCGTAGCCGCACAACTCCAAGGACAACAGTGATGGCCCTAGAAGGCATCAAGAAGTGGATGAAGGAGCACGACCCGAACAAGCCGGTAAAGCCGGAAGCGCTCGGTAAGGGCACCCGAAAGGTCACTCGCCCCAAGACCAAAAAGACCACCAAGGCAAAGGCCCCGGCCAAGACCTCCAAGAAGACCACATCGAACAAGCTGGTCCCCAAGGGCAAGGTCCCGATTCCGGCGCAGAAGCGTGACGGAAAGACCGCAGCGGTGGCCGCAAAGCCATCCGACCGCGATGTCGCATCCCGCACCACCGACAAGGTGAAGCCCAAGACCGAGACCAAGCGCCCGTCGCTCGGCATCGTCCCCAAGGGCAAGCAGTACAAGTCGGCTGGTCTCGTGAAGTCCCTCGGCATCCTTCCGAAGAAGGAGAGCCAGACGGCCAAGGCGAAGGCCCCGAAGTACGAAGCCGCCATGAAGAAGAAGAAGCCGAAGGAAAAGAAGGCCGGTTTTCTGAACCAGCTATTCGGCGGCTGACCTCCAGGCCTCCCCGCAAGGGGGGGTCATCCATTCCCCTTTAGTTCCCCCAACGAAAGAGCACCATGTCCAATTCATTCGACAACGTTTCCGTCCCCGCCGAGACCAACCCCGGCCCCTCCATCCAGGAAAGCTATGACGCCCTCGTGGCCGAAGGCCTGATCCAGGACGAAGCCGCCGCAACCTCAGGCGACACCCAAGTTGCTCAAGGGGGAGCAGAAGAGGCCAAGGGGGATGCCCCCGCAGGTGAAGACACCGGCACCGAGCGTCCCTCTTGGCTTCCCGAAGAGTTCGACACCGTCGAAGAGTTCCGCGCAGCCTACGAAGCCATGAAGAATGGCGACGGCGAGGAAGAGGAGAGCACCGATGAAGCCTCCACGGAACCCACCGAAGAAGAACGCGCTGCCGCCGACGAGGCCACCAAGAAGGCTGGCCTGGATCTCAACACGGTCTCCCAGGAATACTGGGCCAACGGCGGTCTGACCGACAAGACCTACGAAGCGCTCGACAAGGCGGGTTACCCGAGGGAACTCGTGGACGTCTATATCGAGGGCCTCGTGTCCCGCTCGCAGACCACCGAGAGGGCCGTCTACGAACTCGCGGGTTCCCAGGAAGCCTACGGCGAGATGGTCCAATACGCCATCGACAACCTGACGGATGCGCAGCAGGAAGCCTACGACCGCGAGATCAACTCGGGCAACAAGACCCGCGTCATGAACGCCGTCAAGGCCCTCAAGGCCGACTTCGAGGCGCACCGCAAGGCCAACGAAAGCGTCGAACCCGACGAGATCATCGAGCCCAAGGGTGGCGCCGTGAAGTCCCAGGCCTACCAGAACTTGGACGACTACATGGAAGACATGAACGACCCTCGCTACGAAACCAGCGAGACGTACCGTCAGCAGGTAGCGGCCAAACTCGCTCGATCCAACATCATGTGACGTGGCCAGAGATTACAAAAAGGAATACGCGGCGAGCCGAACCCCGGCCCGTCGCAAAGCTAACATCATGCGTCAACGCGCCAGACGACTGATGATCAAGAAACATGGCGCGGCTGCCCTGAAGGGGAAGGAAGTGGATCATAAGAATATGAACCCCACGGATAACTCCAAGGGAAACCTCCAGATCCTCACTCTGAAGGCCAACCGGAAGAAGCAGCCAAAACGTAAATGAGACGGCGGGGGATAGGACCTTGAAGAGCACTCCCGCCGCTCTCACCGACTGTCATTGGAAACATGTTGCCGCTCCTCTCTAGGAGGGCGATCTCCCCTTGATTTCAATACCTTGCTTGCAAGTAGTCTCTCGGCCCCTCGGGGAACCACCGACTGGATGAACTCAGGTCACAGGCTCGAAATCATCTGCGCGGCCAAGCCGCCTTTTGTTTCCCTGAAACCATCCAATGACGCAGTCCACCACAAACGCCGGTATTCCGGCAGGCCCCTCGCATAGCGACAACCTGTACCTCAAGGTTTTCTCTGGCGAGACCATGAAGACCTTCAACACCCGCACGGTGATGAAGGGTCGCCACCGCGAACGCACCATCCCGAACGGCAAGTCTGCGCAGTTCCCGGCGATCGGTCGCGCTGCCGCTGAGTACCACACTCCCGGCAACGTTCTGCTCGGCCAGGACGTCAACCATGGTGAGAAGGTCATCACCATCGACGACCTGCTCGTTTCCTCGGTGTTCGTTTCGAACTTCGAAGAGGCGATGAACCACTACGACGTCCGCTCCGAGTACGCCTTCCAGATGGGTGACAGCCTCGCCCAGGCCTACGACCAGCACCTCTTCGCAATCGCCGCCAAGGCTGCCATCAACGGTACCACGGGCGCCGTTGCGGAAATGGGTCCGGCCACGAAGGACGACATCGGCGCCGCTCCGACGCTGACGAGCATCATCGACAGCATCTACGCCTCGGCTGCATACTTCGACGCGACGAATGTTCCGGACACGGAACGCTTCGCCTTTGTGACGCCCCAGATCTACTGGGATCTCGTCCAGGACGGCTCCTTCCTGAACCGCGACTTCGGCAACGAAGGTAACGGCTCGAAGGCGAAGGGTGGCCTGATGAAGGTCGCGAACATGGACGTCGTCCCGACGAACAACCTCGCGAAGAACTTCGGTGTCACCACGCTCGTCGGCAAGCAGGCCGGTGCGAACATTGCCGACTACACTGTCGATGCGACCAAGGCTCTCGTCCTGGTCATGCAGAAGCAGGCTCTCGGCACGGTCCAGCTTATGTCGCTCGCGACTGAGAAGGACTACAAGGTCGAACGTCAGGGTACCCTCATGGTGTCCCGTCTGGCTGTCGGCCACGGCGTCCTCCGTCCGGAGTGCCTTCGACTGATCCGCGCAGTCTAATCGCGGAATACATGGGGGGTCCTTCGGGGCCTCCCATTTTTTCATCCCTGACACTGAGAAATGGCTTCCACGACACCCACCTCCCAACTGGATGCGGTGAACATCATCCTTGCCGCCATGGGCGAGCCCCCGGTGAACTCCGTGCAGGGCAACATCCCCCTGGCAGCCACGGTTGCCGACCGGCTCCTCGCTGAGACATCCCTGAATGTCCAGAAGCGCGGCTGGTTCTTCAACACCGAATACCACATCATGCAGCCTGGACCTGACGGCACCATCAAGGTCCCCTGGAATACCCTCACGCTCCGCACGGTCGGCCCCAGCGCCAACCAGCCGGTCGCCCTGAGGAACCAGATGCTCTACAACATGACGCCCTACAAGCACTCGTTCCAGTGGACGCAACCGCTGTACGTAGAGATTATCGTGGGTCTCGACTTCGCAGACCTTCCCCCGACCGCCCGACAGTACGTCGTCTACCGCGCCGCCAAGGACATGATCGCCCGTGAACAGGGTGACGAGCTTGCCCTCCGCATAGCGCAGAACAACGAAGACCGGGCCCTGGCCGAACTCGCCTCCGAGCAGCTTACCGCTGAGCCTCTCAGCCTTCGCCAGCAGCCGGATTTCGCAGACAGCCTCGCGAACGGCGGCGACCTTCTTTTTGGTTACTAACCCATGACAGCAGTCTCAGGCGCGATCCCGAACCTGATCGGCGGGGTCTCCCAGCAGCCTCACGAGATCAGAGCGGCCAACACCGCAGATTTCCTTATGAACTCCGTGTCCGACGTGACGGTCGGCCTGACGACCCGCAATGGCGCCACCCATTTGAGCACCCTGGGTAACATCCCGGCATCCGGCAACGTCGCCACACACATCATCCAGAAGCCCCGAGGGGACTTCCTGGTGGTGGCTACCGAGGACGACATGTACGTCGTGAACCTCAAGACCGGCGCCCAGGAGACCGTGACCTTCCAGGACGCCTCGGCGCGATCCTATATCACGTCCACCGAGAGCGAGAAGCACCTAGGCTTCTACACCGTGGCCGACACCTCGTTCGTCTACAATCGCGACAAGACCGTCGAGGTCCTGAAGCACAACGAGAGCGGTCTGACCGGACGAGATGAGGGCGGTACGCCCCGACGCAACCCAGGGCGCTATGGCACCATCTGGGTCAAGCAGAGGGCAGGGTATCTGGCCCACTACATCGGCTACTACAAGGGCAACAAGATCGTTGACGTCGAGACCGACGAGGCGACCCCCAAGGTCATCGCGAACAATTTCGACAGTGCCTTCACCGCCGCTGGTATCCCCGCGAGCAAACCCTCGTCCACCGTGGTCTCCCTGGAGTTCCCCGATGAGAGCGGCTACGTGGAGGTGTCCGATGACCTCGCCAATCAGGCCCTGATCTCCTTCAACGAGTACATTGAGGAGTGGACGGACCTGCCGAACTTCGACCGCACGGGTCGCCTCGTGGAAATCCGCCAGACCCGCGCCGATCCCGGTGACGACTACTGGGTGATCCGCAAGCGTGGCCGCTGGCAGGAGACCTACGGCTGGGACGCCTACGAGGAGCCCATCCCCTCGACGTGGCCTCACGTCCTGGTGGACAACCTCGACGGCACCTGGACCCTCAAGCGCCACGAATGGAAGCCCCGCCTCGTGGGGGACGCCAAGTCCAACAAGACACCATCGTTCGTGAACCAGAAGATCAACTACATGTGGGTCTACAAGGGCCGCATGGGTATCCTCGCGGGTGAGCACATTGTGTTCTCCGAGGTGGGCGAGTTTGAGAACTTCTACCGCTCCTCCTGCTCGCAGCTACTCGACGACGACCGGATCGACATCTCGTCCACGTCAGGTGTCGGCGCCCCGCTGATGCATGTGAAGCAGTTCAATGACGCACTGCTCGTCTTCAGCCCGTTCTCCCAGTACATGGTGGCGGGTGACCGAGACGGCCTGCTGTCCCCGAACAACGTCAACATCAAGCCGGTGAACTCCTTCCGCTGCGCTCGCCACGTCGCGCCTGTCTATGCTGGTCCGAATGTCGTCTTCATCGACGACTTCTCCAACAAGCGGTACGCCACGGTGCGCGAGTATCAGGTGGAGCGGACCTTCGGCACCCAGGTGGCCCCATCGATCACCGATCACGTCCCCGAGTTTATCCCCTCAGGCGTCTACAAGATCACCGAAAGTTCATCCGATGACGTCATGGCCCTTCTGACCAAGAAGCAGAAGGACAAGATCTTCCTCTACAACTACTACCACAACTCCGAAGGCAAAGTGCAGTCGAGTTGGCAGAAGTGGGACCTGAACTGCGAGATCTTCAATGTGGACTTCTCCGACGACAACATGATCCTCGTGGTGAACTACCTGGGGAAACTCATGGTGCTCTCGGTGAGCTTCATCATGGGCGCCTCGGACATCTTCAACGGCGATGACATCCTGCTCGACTTCAAGCTGACCAACGAGGAGATCCTCGGGGTGACCGTCACCAGTGACGCAGCCGGTAAGCCGATCAGTCGCGTCCAGCTTCCCTGGAACGTCGCTTCAGACGAGAAGTGGGGGCAGTACCGCCTCGTGATCACTCCGGACAACACCGGGCCCCTCACGAAGGCCCAGACGTACACCCCGGTGGCGGTCGAGGGCGACAAGCTGTTGTTCGAAGGCATCAACGTGACCGGCAACCAGTACCACGTCGGCAAGACCTTCGTGTTCGAATGGAAGCTGAACCGGATCTACAATCGTGACCAGAACCAGGTGGCGATCCAGGACGGTAAGCTGATGCTTCGCGGCGTGTCCTTCCTCTACTCAGGCTCCGGTCCCTTCACGGTGACAACCACCCCTGAGAAGCGTGAGGACTACAAGCAGCGGTTCTCGGGCATCCGGGTCGGACAGGGCGAGACCAACGTCAACAACTTCCGCCTGGAGCACGGCGAGTTTCGAGCTTCTGCCTATGGCGAGGCCGCGACGACCTCCGTCCGTGTCACCGCACGAACCCCATGGCGCGTCCGCTTCACCTCTGTCGAATGGGATGGCGCCGTCCGTCTCTTCCGAAAGAGGACTACATGATCATCCGACAGGCGAGGGGCTCCGACTTGGGGCCTCTCTCCACCCGCCTCCGCGAGGAGGACGTCGAGGAGCTTCATATTGCCAGCCGTGGCCGCTCCACCCTTGAGAGCCTCCAGGTCTGCCTCGACAACTCCGACGTCACCTATATTTCAGAGACCGACGAAGGCCCCGTCATGTTCGGCGGGATCAACGTCAGGGACACCCTGGGGATCATCTGGGGTGTCGCCACGCCCCTCATCCGCAAGAACTTCAAGACCATCGGTGCGCTGACCCGCCCGGTCCTCCGCGACTGGTTCCTGATGTTCCCTGAGGTGCGCCTCATGTTCAACCATTCACTGACGGCCAACACCGTCCACCACCGCTGGCTCAAATGGGCAGGAGCGGAACTCTTCCCTCCGGTCCCCCGGGGGCCCAATGGTGAGCTATTCACCCCCTTCATAATCCGCAGGAGCACCTATGTGTGAACTCGGTGCCATCATCGGTCTCGCTTCAGGGGCCGCTCAGGTGGCTGGCCAGATGCAGGCCGCAAACACCAATGCGGAGATCGCCGTCCAACAGGCCCGACTGGAGCATGCCTCCCAGGAACGTGAGTACCTGATCGAGGCCGAAGCATCCGCCAAGGAAGCCTACAAGGCTGCCCAGGAACGAGACCGAGCCGTGGCCGAAGCCAAGGTGATCGGCGCCGAAATGGGCGGGGCAACAGCCAGCGAGCGGGTCTCCGAGCAGAACCGCCAGGGCGCCCTCTCGATTGCCAACGCGAAGGACCGCGCAGACGCGGCCCGGGGCAACTACGTCATGGCCGGGAACAACTCCACCATCAAGGCCGACAACGACATCAAGGTGAACGCGGTGAACCCGCTGACCGCCTTCCTCGACATCGCCACGAGTGGCATCAAAGGATACGGAGCATTTAGCTAATGGCCGCGCCGCAGCAGCAATCAACCCCCATCTTCCATGACAGCTACGGCGTCCCGAACCCTCAGGTGAACTACCAGCGGATGGACGCCAGGGACACCCCAGGTTACGCCCTCGCGAACCTCCTGGGTGCACTCCCTGACTTCTCGAAGCAGGTCCAGAAGAACCAGACGCCCGACGAGCCCAGCCCAGAGGAGCAGCAGCAGCTTGCCGCCCTGGCCAAGATCGGGGCCGACGAGACCAACCTGAGGATCGCCAAGGGTGACAACGTGTTCGGCCTCCTGAAGTCGAAGGACGTCACCATGGACGCCTACGAGCTTTCACGGGGTCAGGTTGATGCTGACCTGTGGGCCGGTGGTCTCCGCGACCGCTACAGCGCCTCAGGCCTCGCTGAGAACGACGACCCGGCTGCCTTCAAGGCCTTCATCGAGAAGGAGAAGGCGACCATGATGGCGAACATCAAGGACAAGGACAACAGCTACTACCACGGCTTCGTCACTCGGGTGGCCTCGGCCTTCGAGGAAGTCGGTGTTGCCCACGCGGGGCACCTCGACGCCTTCATTCCGGCCAAGCGCAAGCGAGCCGCTGAGATGGACATCGAGAGCAAGACCCGGCTGGAGATGGCGGTGGAGAAGGAAACCACGGCTGTCGGACAGTTCCTCAAGGCCATCGGCCAGGGCGAGGCGCTCAGCTACGACGCACGGCACAACTATGCCAGCGGTGACGGTCGCCTCAAGTTCACCGAGATGACCCTCGACGAGGTCCTCAGGTGGCAGGCATCCGGTGCCTGGAAGAAGGACGGTGGAAGCTCCGCAGTGGGCAAGCACCAGTTCATCCGGGGCACCCTCCTGGAACTCGTCCGCGAGAGCGGCTTGGACCCCAAGACCACCAAGTTCACGCCGAAGGTGCAGGACCAGCTTATCATGACCCGGCTCCTCAAGACCCGTGGTCTGGCTGAGTACCTCGACGGCAAGATCTCGGTCGAGGAGTTCATCGACGGCAACGGCCTCAGGCCTGACCAGAAGGGCTTCCGAGGTGGCCTCAAGCACGAACTGGCGTCCATTCAGGGCACAGACGGCAAGGGGCAGTACGACGGAGACGGCAAGAACCACGCAGCGATCCCCGCTCGCAAGGCAATCGCCGCCGCTATCGCCCTCAAGGAGGCCATCCTCCGCGACCCCGCGTCTCCAATGAAGAAGAACGAGAAGGGCGAATGGGACATCGACAACAACGCCCAGCCGGATCTCTCTCAGAACCCTCAGGAGCGCGTCAGGACCACCCTGGATAACATCGAGACCACCCACGGTGTCTCCCAGAAGGAGGGCCGCGAGTACGCCGCCAACGCCCTGATCAAGATGCTCGAAGCCGATCCCCGGAACCTCGACCGCATCGACCTGGAGGACAAGATGTCCGACTGGAAGCTCTCGGCAACGCAGCGGCAGAAGGTCATGGAAGCCCGAGATCGCCTCAAGAGCGAGCAGGAAGCCCAGGGGGAACTTCAGGAGCGCCAGCGCCTGGAAGCCCTGTCCGAGGCAACGACCAAATTCCTCCGATCTGGCAACGTGGCCGACCTGGAAGCCGTCAAATCCTCCTCCCTGAAGGAGTACAATCAGCTTCTCAGGCTGCAAACCAACAAGTACGAGGGCATCAGCCTTCAGACGCCGAAGAAAACCTACCTGGAAGACCGCGATCTCTTCAATGATCCCGAGTTTCCCAGCACGGTTCTCAATGATTACCTCGGCGGGAACATCAGCAAGGACACCTACCTAGCCGCGATGGAGCAGTTCAACACCGCCCAGGCCGCTAAGCCGGTCCTGGAGCTACCCGGTGTGGACGATTACCTCGACACCATCGAGAAATCGCTCCCTGCGAGCACCCAGAAGCTGTTCCGCAAGACCCTGGCGACCTCCGTGGCCGACCTCCAGAAGCGGAACAATGGCGAACGACCCACTCTCGACGAGGTGTTCGACGCAGCTACAGCACTCCATGCTCGCCTCCAGGCGACATCCCAGCAGAAGGTCCAGTCGGCAAAGGATCGACTGACCCAGCAAGACCAGCAGGAACCCAATGGATAACACTTCGAACCCCCTCTTCATCGACCAGGAGGACGGCTCCGCGCTCCCGTCTCCGGAGTTGCTGGACCGCATTCGGGCCAACCCGGATAAGTACCCAACCGCAGCCCAGGACCTCGCAGACCTCTCCGGGAAGACCATAGAGGAGGTCGAAGCCATCATCGCGAACGGCACCCCGCAAAGCGCCTGGGAAACCGAAGGCGTCTGGGGTGTCGCCAAGCAGGCCGTCCGGAATGATCCGGTCATCGGTGGCCTCCTGGACATCTACCAGGGTGAGGCCGAGGCCGCTGCCGTGTTCAGCGACAAGCTGGGCTTCGAGGATGCCGCCGAGACCATCCGTGGGGCGGCTGACAGCCTCGATCCCAAGTTCGAAAGCGAGCAGGGCGTCGTCGAGAACATCACCGAGGGCGTCGGTCAGTCCGTCCCAGCCATCGGCGCTGGTATCGCTGCCGGTGCGCTCACGGGCGGTACTGGTGCCATCCCCCTGATCGCCGGTTCCATCGCGGGTGCCACGGTCGATACCGCCACCTTCGAGAACGAAGACAACGCCTTCAACATGCTCCAGGAGATCGTCCCGGATCTGACCCCGGATGCCCTGGTGGTCACCGAGGAGGACGACGACACGACCGGCACGGTGAAGCATTTCATCGGCAACCTCGTCATGGATGGTGCGATTTCCACCGTCGCCCACGCCGTGAAGCCGCTCCTGACCGCTGTCTCCCGAGGTGCATCCCCTGAGGAACTCAAGCCTCTCCTGCGGGAAGCCCAGGAGGCCGTCGAGGGCCCGACAATGACCACCGCCCAGATCAAGGACGTCACCGCCCAGGTAGCCGAGAGGCGCATGGCGCAGAAGGTGGCCCTGATCGAGAAGCGCCCCGGCGCCGTGGTGGACCCTGTGGACCCAGTGGAGCGCAAGGCGTTCCATGAGGACGTCTTCGGGGGCTTCCATAGGCTCACCGAGAGGGCCGAAGAGGTGAACACCGCCTCCGCTGTCCGCTTCTCCGTCGAGAAGAAGCCGCTACTGGTCAAGTATGTGGACGACGTGCTCGAAACGGTCGCCGCTGGGGACTACGCACAGGCCGCTGAGTTGCTCCGCAAGGGCATCCGCATCGGGAAGAACCGGATCGAGGACAATCACGTCGCGGTCCTGGAGCAGTCGCTCCTCCGTGCGGTCCAGAACAAGGTTGAGGCCAACTACGACCAGATCGTCAAGGCCATCCGACAGGACCCGGCACTGCGCACCAAGGGTGTCTGGAGGAGGCTCTCCAGCGACTACCTGGACGCCAAGGCCAAGATCGGTGAACTCGACCGCCTCCAGGGCTCCAGCGCCGCCTACCAGTTCCTCGTCCGCAAGGGCGTGAAGTTCAAGGGCGGTGTCGAGGAGGTTCTTGAGGCCGAGAAGTACCTCAAGGAAACCTACAAGGACGACCTGAAGGGCTTCGACCTGTTCGCCAACCGGGAAGACTACATCGCCGCCAACTCACTGAAGCTGGAGGACATGGGGATCAACTCGGTGGACGTGATCGACACCCTGGAGCGCCAATTCGAGGAGTTCGACAAGGTCCGTGCGGGGCTCCTGGACAACCTCAAGACCAACCGGGCATCAAGGCTTACCCCCGAGGAGAAAAACTCGCTGACGGCCAGCTTTGTCCGAATGGTGAAGGATATCCAGGCGACCGCTCTGCTCGGTCAGCCCTCCACCACCGCGCTCGAAGTGTTCTCCAACACCTTCAACAACATGCTGCTTCCTATATTGGAGCACGGCGTCATCCGGAACCCGCGCAAGATTGCCCAGACTTACGCTGGGTACCTCAATGCGTGGAAGACCGCCGCCGCCGTCACCAAGAAGGCATGGAAGGCAGGGGAGGGTGTGGTTGACGCTTTCGACGCCACCGAGGGCGCTCACTTCTTCTCCTATCCGGAGTTCAAGACCAACCCCATCAGGCACCTCATGCTGCGCCTCTTCAAGGCCGCTGCCGACATCTCGATTGCATCCGGAGAGTTCTGGAAGGCAACCCGAGGCTTCGGACTGGCCTACGTGGACGGCATCGAGATGGCCATGAAGAACGGAATGGGGCGTGTGGAGGCCAAGAGGTTCGCAAGGGAGTTCGCTCAGTCGCAGTTCGACGAGACCGGGCGCCTCACGAACGTCATGTATCGCAACGATGTGTCCCGCACCTCATGGCAAGCCGCCTTCGACACCCGCTACACCACCGGCAAGCTCGCCCAGGCAGTGGACAACTACCGCAACCGTAACGATCTCATCGGCCTGACGGCCCGTTCTGCCCTGCCGTTCTTCCGAACGCTGGTCAACATCGGCTCCGACAGCTTCCAGATGATCGTCCCCCCGGGTCTCCCCACGCTCCTCAAGAAGCTGGGTAAGGACCGCGAACTCCCGAAGGTCATCAAGGCCCTCGACGACTTCACAGGGGCCAACGGTGTGGCTGCCCAGAACCGCGCAATCGGTCGGCACCGCCTCGGGATGACCCTGGTGGCCAGCATGGCGACCCTTCCGGAGATCGTGGATGGCATCGAGATCACAGGACCGTCTGGCTTCCAGCAATGGGACGCCAAGAAGAGGGCCGCAGAGGGTATCCCGGCGAACTCCATCGTCATTGGGGACACCGCCTACGACCTGACGCGCTTCCTGCCGTTCTCGGCTCCGCTGATGATGGCCGGAATGATGCGTGACATGGTGCGGGAAGACCGCAATCGGATCGAGGGAGCGAACTACAGCACCCCCGATATGGCCGACTACATGGTCAACTACTTCCCGGCGCTCGGTCTGACGGCGCTCACCCTGTTCCAGGACAGCGGTGCGGCCCAGGGCGTGTTCGATCTGATGACTGCCGTCAATGAAGCCCAGACCACGGGCGACACTGGGGCCCTCAAGAGGTACCTCCAGGGCTACGCCAAGCAGTACATCCCGGGCCCGGTCAAGGTGATCGCCAAGAACACCGATCCACACACCTACGAAGGCTACGACTTCTACAGCCAGTTCCTCGCTTCAGCCGGTCTCCCGACCGAGTTCAAGCGGCTGGACTTCGTTGGTCAGGAGATCATCGCCCCGTTCGGTCGAGGGATCAACTTCACGAACCCCAAGGCCCTCAAGCTCGACGATCCGCTCTACGCCAAGTTCGCTGAGCTTAACCGCTACGAGGATCTGGGGATGGCCCTGCCGCGCCCCGACGACGTCTTCAAGAAAGCCGAATGGAAATCCATCGGTGTGGACGTCGGGAACACCTGGGACAGCGGCAACCTGCCGAACCTCTCAACCATGAAGCTTCCCGATGGCCGCAACGCCTGGGACGCCTATCGGACCTGGGTCTACCAGGGAAAGATCACGGAGGGGGAGGTGAAGAAGTCAACCGCCATGTACGGGGACCGGATCTACGTCGGTGACGTCAGGCTGCGCCCAGGGGAAAACCTTGAGCAGACCCTCCGTCGCCTCGTGGCATCTGAGGACTTCCACAACATGACGTCAGACGCCCAGGCCAAGGTCTTCGAGACCACGCTGGGGATCTTCAAGGAGCATGCCAAGGATTACCTCAAGGCCAACCTCATGGTTGACCCAGGGATCTTCGAGGGTAGCCGCTACGGCGCCCCGATCAAGGAACCAACGTCCATTGAGGACACCGTGAAGGCCGGGAAGAAGCTCGCAACGAGCGTCCAGGTCACCAAGGGTTCTCGCTTAGAGGACGCATTTGCAATCAAGGACTAACCCGTGGCAGACACCTATGTCATCCACGAGGGTCAGACTGGGGCCGTGAGTAACTACGCGGTCCCTTTCGACTACCTCTCCAAGACTTTCGTGAAGGCAACGGTCAACGGCACTCCGGTGTCGTTCACCTTCCTCTCGACCTACCTGATCGAGATCCTGCCGAACCCCATTGGCACCGTTAAGATCTACCGAGACACCCCCGACGAGGCCATCACGACCTTTACGGACGGCTCGGTGCTCCTCGACGACGACCTCAACTCTGCCTTCGTTCAGTCCATCCACATCTCCCAGGAAGCCAAGGACACGGCAACCGACGAGATGGATGCCAAGATCGAGATCGCAGAGGGTCTCCTGGAGGAAACTGAGGATGCTCGCGACGAGACAGTCTCCAATGCCGCAGCAGCGGCGGCGAGCGCAGCAACGGCTATCGCGAATAAGGACCTGACGATCCCTGCGGCGGCTACTGCGGTGGCGAGCAAGGACCTAGCGGTAACCAAGGCCGCAGAGGCAGCCGCGAGTGCAGCCCAGGCCCAGGCGCTGGTGGACAGTATCTCGGACGGCCCGGTCACTTCTGTCAACGGCAAAACCGGAATTGTCTCAGGTCTCGCAGAACAGTCCAACACCTACACGAAGACCGAGACCGACAACAAGATCACGGACACTTCCTACACCAAGGCCCAGGTTGACGCCATCATCGCTGAAGTAGCGGGGAACGTCGGTATTGTCTCGGCCTACAAGTATGCGGATTTCTTCTAATGACCGACACTGTAAAGCAGTTCTACAACAGCAACCCCACCTTCGCCCAGCTTCAGGCCGGTGTATCCCTCGTGTCCCCTGCCGTTAACACAGCGGCGTTCGTCAAGAGCATCCTTCTGCGCTCCACGACGTCCCGTCAGTTCGGCCTGTTCATCGGCCCCACGATGCTCAATTCATGGACCGGGACTGCGGAGCTTAGTGGGACCGAGTTGGTTCCCTCGGGCGCCACGCTGGCCCTCAAGGCACTGTCTGGCCCTGCGTTCAACAACGTGGCCTTCGCGCCATCGACCGTGTCTCTTGTGCAGTGGAACGGCGCCACCATGTTTGGTGATGACGTTGGGGAAACCTCGGAGAGTTACGTCGCCTCGGTGACTACATCGATCACCACGGCCCTGGGCTACACTCCCGATTTCATCTGCTTCGACGCCGCTGGAAACTTCTACTATGGGACCAGATCAACTCAGGACATCAGGCGACGTGCCGGTGGCGTGAATGGCGCAGAGACGCTCCACGCGAGCTTCGGAGAGGTGAAGTGCTTCGACGGCGAGCGGTACCTCTACGGAATGACCAGTTCGACGACCCTCAAGGTGCTCGACACGCTGACCAATACGGTCTCGACGGTGACACTCTCAGCCAATCCATCCAGTTTCCACAACATCGGGTCCAGGCTATGCGCCATTGATGGATACGTGATCCACGCCGGTTCGAATGGCGTCACTGGGGACATCTTCAATGCGTCCACGGGCGCTCGCACAGGCGGGTTCCAGATGGATGGTGTCTCAACCGCTCTCCGCCCCATGGAGATCAACAAGGACCTCGATGGGAACTACTGGATACTCAGCTTCAACAACGACACAACGCAGTGGATCAACGGCCTCGGCCCTGATCTGTCGCGCCCCACTGCTGTATTCAGAAGCTTCACCATCACTGGAGGCCTAACCCCCACGAGCAACCCCTACTATAACCGCCTGTGGAGACCCAAGGGTGTCCCTGGAGTTCTCGTCGGCGTCTCCACGAACAGCGTGTTCCTCTATGACATCCAGACTGGCAAGACCCTGGCGACGAAGATCGGGACCACGGCGTTTCCCACCTACCCGTTCTGCCCGCTTGTGGATGTCGATAAGGCAGCCGCACACTTTGGCACCGTCAGTGCCCGTTGCGTTGGAGTGGAGGTATCCTAATGGCGCTCGAAGTTAAAACCCCAACCCTCAAGAAGCAGGTTGCTGCAAGCGCCGCTAACACAGGCGCCATCGTTTACGTCGTCCCGAACGGCAAGACGTTCGTTGGCCACATCATGGTGAACGGCGGGCAGCAGGCCCAGGTTAACGGAGCGGCGATCCCCTCGACGACCAATACCACTGTCGTCCTTCCCGTCACACTGCTGGCCGGTACCGTCGTCAAATGTGGCGCCACGGCGACCACCGTTGTGGGGGTTGAGCAGTGATCGTAACCGTCGCACCAGACCTCTCTGAGGTAACCGCAGTTCTCCCCTCGGGCGAGTGGCTGCGTCTGGGCGGCTTCAACCCGGAGACCCAGGAACCCTGGGTTTCCCCTGAGGCTGCCACTGAATACGCCAAGGCTTGCGTCGGACGTGAGGGCTTCTGGAACTCCCCAGACGTCCCCATGGACCCGGCTCCTGTCCTCCCCAATCTCACCCAGCGGCAGTTCCGCCTGGGGCTCCTCAGTGCTGGCCTCCTGGCTGGCGTCGAGACCGCGATTGACGCTCTCCCCGAGCCTGATCGCACCGCCGCGAAGATCGAGTTCGAATACGCCTCGGTCGTCGTCCGCACAGACCCCTGGGTAACCGATCTGGCTGCCGTACTGGGGCTGACCGACCAGGAGATCGACACTCTCTGGCTCTGGGCGTCCGCGCTCTGACAACTCAGGGGCTCCTCAGGGGGCCCCGCTCTTTCTCCCCTTGAAACACGAACATGGATCTCAAGACCATCGCAGCCGCCCTGGCTGCACTCTTCAGCGGCCCAGCAGCGGCCCCTACAGCAGCACCGGCAGTCCCGGCTCCGGTTGCCCCAGCGTTGAACCTCAAGGCGTTCTACGACGCCATACGGTCCAGCATTCCGCTGACCGCCACGAACGTCCAGGGCTTCGACTTTGTGTTGACCCGGGGCGCCTCCTACAAGGTCCCGCGTAACCACCTCGCGTATGTCCTGGCGACCGCCTATTGGGAAACCGCCAAGACCATGCAGCCCGTCCGTGAGGCGTTCTGGCTCGACAAGCCCGACGTTGCCCGTGGCGACCGCATCCGTGCGGCCAACGCGACCATCAAGCGGTACTTCCCGTATTACGGTCGGGGTTACGTGCAGTTGACCTGGGACTACAACTACGTGAAGGCGACCAAGTACTTCCGGGACGTCCTCAAGATCGACGTGGACTTCGTGAAGAACCCTGACCTCGTCATGGTCCCCGAGTACGCGATCATCATCCTCTTCGTAGGCATGAAGGAAGGCTGGTTCACCGGCAAGTCCCTCTACGACTACATCGACGGTCTCGACGAGGCCGACAGCGAAGACCTCCGCGAGTTCACCAACGCTCGCCGGATCGTCAACGGCACAGACAAGCAGATCGAGATCGGTAAGCTTGCCCTCATCATGGAGCGCGGTCTCAAGGCCGCTGGTTACGCCTAATGCCATCATTCCCCAAGCGCCAGCTTAACGCTGCCGATATCCTTACCCAGAGCGTGTTCACCGCCAACGGCCAGATCGAGGCCTTCGATGTCACCGAGTTCAACACCATCGCCATTCAGATCGCAGTGGCGGGAACTCTGACGTATGTCCCCGAAGTGTCCCTCGACGGCACCGTCTGGGTACCAGCCATGGGCTTCCTCGTGTCCTCGGGCTCGCAGGCAACCACGCTCGCGAACGCCGCACTGGGCTCCATCTACCGCTACAACGTGGCTGGCGTTCGTCGCTTCCGACTTCGCTGCTCGGCGTTTACCTCGACGGGGACGGTGTCTGTGTTCCGTGCAGCCCTCCCGGCTGAAGGCGTAGATGCCGCTACAGCCCTCCCGGTAGGTACCAACCTGATTGGTGACGTGGGCATTGGCGTCAGGGCCACGGCTGGTGGCCTGTCCACCCTGGGCCGCTTGGCGTCCTCCGCTGCGACCACCAACGCCACCCTGGTCAGGAACTCGGCCTGCCGCCTCTACAAGATCCGGGGCTTCAACGCCTCCGCAGCAACCAAGTTCATGAAGCTCTACAACAAGGCCACCGCGCCGACTGTAGGCACTGACACCCCGGTTGCTACGCTCGGCCTGAAGGCTGGCGAGCCGTTCGACATCGACTTCGTCCCGACCGGCCTCTCTTTCGCGACTGGTCTGGGTTACGCCCTGACTGGCGCTGCTGCTGACAACGACACCACGGCCTTGGCTGCCGGTGACATCGTCGGCCTTAACGTCTGGTATGTCTAATGGCTGAACCCGTTTCCCCCGAAGTTACCCCCACGGTCACCCCGTGGGTCCTCAAGTACCTCCGTCCGCTCATCGTGGGCAACATGGTGCTCCTGCTCAACGCTATCATCCTGCTGGCGTTCTTTGATCCCCGCAAGGCTACCCAGGTGGCCGAGACCCTGACTACGATCCCCGACTTCGTCTGGACGGTCGTCCTCGGTACGCTCGGTGCTCACTTCGTGGGCCGCTCGGTGGAGAAGGTGAAGGGTGTCGCATAATGGATGCCAATAGCCTGATCCCCGAGGTGATCCGCTCCCTCGGTCGTATCGAGGGCAAGCAGGACCGCTTCCTAGAGAACCACGACAAGCTGCGCCTTGACCATGACAAGCTGGCCTCGAAGGTGGACGCGGTGGAAAACAAGCTCCACTGGCTGGCCGGTGTTTCGGCTGCCGTGGGCGCCTCCATGTTCCTCTTCAAGGACAAGCTCCTCTCCATCCTGTGGGGTGGCTAATGTCCTCTGCATCCAAAGACCTCATGGAACTCCTCCACGGCACCGTGGCGCAGGAGCTTCTGGACCGCATCAAGACGGGTGAGGCATCCTCCGCTGACATCTCGAATGCCATCAAGTTCCTCAAGGACAACGGCATCGAGGCGAGGGCGGATAAGAACACCGGCATCCAGTCTCTGGCAGCATCGTTCCCGACCTTCAAGGACGATGACGAGTACGCCGTCAACTAAAGGGTAGGCCTTCGGGCCTCCCACCTCTGCTCCCCCAGGCTCCCCCTGTGAGCAAGCTTCAATCCTCAACCCACCTGACCCAGGGCGACGTCGATCCTTTGAAGGGCGACTTCCGTCTCTTCCTATGGATGATCTGGCAGCACATCAATCTGCCTGACCCCACGCCGGTCCAGTACGACATCGCCCGGTTCCTCCAGCACGGTCCCAACAAGATCTGCATTGAGGCCTTCCGAGGGGTCGGCAAGTCCTTCATCACCTCGGCCTTCGTGCTCTGGTGCCTGTACTGCAATCCCCAACTCAAGATCATGGTCGTCTCGGCCTCCAAGAACCGAGCGGACAACTTCGTGACCTTCACGATGCAGTTGATCCAGACCGTCCCACAGTTGGCATTCCTCAAGCCGCGTCCGGATCAGCGCTCCTCCCGCGTCGAGTTCGACGTCGGCCCAGCGACCCCCGACCAGACACCCAGTGTGTTCGCCAAGGGGATCGACAGCCAGCTTACGGGTGGCCGCGCAGACATCATCATCTCCGACGACGTCGAGGTCATGAACAACTCCATGACGGTCGCCGCTCGCGATCTGCTCCAGGAGAAGACCAAGGAATACTCGGCTATCTTGAAGCCGCTGCCCCACGCCAGGATCATCTACCTGGGGACGCCGCAGACCGAGGACAGCATCTACAACAAGCTGCCCGAGACCTTCACCCGGCGCATCTGGCCAGCCCAGGTTCCCACCAAGGACGAGCGCCCAGGCTACGGCGACGATCTCGCCCCGCTGATCAACAAGATGTTCGTGGACGGCCTCTATGGTGCCCCCTCGGACCCGCAGCGCTTCGACCAGGACGAACTGATCCAGCGACGTGCAGAGTACGGAGCGGCTGGCTACCAGCTTCAGTTCATGCTGAACACCAAGCTCTCCGACGAGGAGCGCTACCCGCTCAAGCTCAAGAACCTGATCGTCACCCCGGTGCCGCCCGAGAAGGCGCCCTACGAGGTCTACTGGCTGCCGAACCCCGACCGCCACCTCAAGGATCTCCCGCTGTACGGCATGGCTGGCGACAAGTACTTCGCGGATGCGGGGCATGGCTCCCAGTTCGCTGACTACCAGCACCGCGTCATGGCTATCGACCCCTCGGGCCGAGGCAAGGACGAGACCGGATACGCCATCGGCTACATGCTCGCGTCCAACATATGGATACCCAAGGCGGGTGGCCTCCAGGGCGGCTATGAGCCTGAGGTCCTCCAGCATCTCGCGAAGCTCGCCAAGAGCCACAAGGTCCAGTCCATCGTCATCGAGAGCAACTTCGGTGACGGCATGTTCGCTCGCCTCCTGGAGCCCGAGCTACGCAAGCTGGCAGTGGGCGCCGAGATCGTCGAGGTCCGGAACCACACCATGAAGGAGCAGCGCATCTGTGACGTGCTGGAGCCTGTCGTATCCTCGCACCGGCTGATCGTCGATCCCTCGGTCATCGACCAGGACCACGAGACCATCCAGAAGTACGAGACCATGGTGCGGCAGCACAAGTCCCTGTTCCACCAGATGACCCACATCTGCCGACAGAAGGATGCCCTGAGGCATGACGACCGGCTGGACGCACTGGCTATGCTGGTGCAGCACTTCACGGAGATCATGAACCAGGACGCCCAGGTCCTAGCAGACCAGCAGTACCAGGACTGGCTGAAGACGGAGATGGACAAGATCCACGAGAGCCCCCTGAATAAGGCCTTCGCGGACAACGCCATGATGTGGTCAGATGACCTGATTTAGGGTGTAAAAAGACCAGCAATATCAATGGGTTCGAAAGGTGCCCATACTGCATGAGGGCCCGTGAAGATATATACCAGGAGATTAGCTTAGGTATCCCCCTAGGTGACCCTCCAGGTGTCCCTCCACGGGCCCTACGAGTTACCCGATGCCC